CTGGTCCCTGCACCACCCGTGGGAACCGCCACCTCATGCCGGGGATACTGAGAGGAAAGGTCGGCCGCCGCGCCGGACACGCCGGACGGGAACACGGTCCAATCGCGCCCGGTCGAGCTGAACGCGTAGACCGTCGTGGCTGCCGACGCAGCCTGCGAGATCGACACGCCCGGGTCCACGCGCACACCCCCGGCCCACCGGACCTGCACCCCGCCGGTGGCCGGCTGGGTGAACGTGATCGTGACCCACTGCTGCAGGTCGGATGGGATCGCGATGGCGGCGAAGTCGAAGTCGACGACGCACTGCGGGAACATGGATCGGTTGGTCTCGTTGTCGACGAACGTCAAGGCGAACGTGTCGTACGAGGTGGCGTTGATCGTGTACAGGTCGGTGGAGACCGGGATGTTGGCGGTGAGCGTTGCCACGGGTCAGCCCTTCGGTGCGACGTTGACGCGTGCGAGGCCGAACCCGAGCACGGCGAGACCGGCGACGATGCGGTCCTGCCAGCCGGCGGGGACGACGTCGAAGATCAGCTCGAGCGCGTAGAGCGCGGCCAGCGCTTCGTACACGCGCCGGCGGTAGCTGGGCGGGATCCAGTCACTGAGCATGGTGGGTCTCCTTGGTGGTGGCGAGTTGGGTGGTGCGCAACGCTGCGACCTCTTCGCGCAGCGAGGTGAGCGCGGCGATGACGTTGCCGTTCTGGGCGATCATCTGGTCGAGCCGGTCGGCGCCACGATCGATGAGGGTGGCGTGCACGTCGACCTTCGTTTCGATGACCGCGGTGCGTGCCTCGAGGGTGTCGAGCCGGTGCCAGGATTCGCGATGCTCGGCGGTGTTCTCGGTGCGCAGCTCGGCGAGCTCGGTCAGCACGCGTGACTCGACAGCGTCAAGCGCGTCCTTCATGGCCGCAGCGAGATTGGCGACGCGCCTCCGATGGAGTGGGTCGGCGAACAGGTAGCGGTACAGCTTCCAGAGTTGCCGGCCGCCGGGCACGGTCTCGAGCGAGACCCGGGCGATGACGGCGAGCCCACCGATGATCGCAGCGATCCACAGGATGACGGACCCGATGGCCTTGATGTTCATCACCCACTCGTCAGGGGTGTGTGGCATCAGCACGAACGAGGGCATCGCGAGGATCGAAGTCGGCCATGTCAGGCCGCCGCCGCTCGTGCGACCAGCTCGGCGTACTGGCTGGCTGACACCTCAACGCTGCGAGCGCCGTACGCCGCGACCAGCTTGTCGCGATCCTCGGTCGACGAGAACCCGATCAGGTGGGAGCCCGAGCCATCGAAGGCGTACAGGATCTCTGGGTTCCCGGGGCAGGTCACATGCAGGTACTTCACGTCGTCCTCCGTAGGGGTCGGGGGTTGGGGCGGTTCGGGCTTCTGCTGCCAGCGCGGCGAGAACTCACCGAGCACGATCTGGGCACGCAGCCCACTACCGGGGCAGCCGGTCGGGTGGTTCGGGTCCTGCAGCTGTCCGTGCCCGGTGATCGCGAGCTCGCGCCTGGCCAGCTGCTCGAACCAGGCGATGAGCCTGCGGATCTCGGCGGCGGCGTAGTCGGTGGCCATGTCGTTGCCGTCAACGAGCACGAGGATCGCGATCGTGTGCTCGTTGTGGCCCTTGTTGGCGGCGCACTTGATGTCAACGCCGCGCAGCTCCCACGAGCCGCCGAGCCAGTCCACGGCAACGCCGTAGCCGATCGAGTAGGGCGGCACTCGGTGCGTCATGTAGTCGCGCTGGATCGCCCGCAGGTAGCCCGGCAGGTTCTCAGCGTGCTCGCCGGGGTCGCCGTCGATCAGGTCGTCGGCAGCGGTGTAGTGGACTGCCACCGTGTCGATGCGAGTCCAGTCGATCGCCGGCCCCGTCACGGGCAGCTTCGGGTCCTGCCATTCGGCACGCGGGTGTGTGAACGACACGGCGACCTCCGAGGGTCAGTGGTGGGCGAGACGGCGCAGCGCTCCACCGACAGCGACGCACGCCAGGGCAGCGGCCAGCAGAACGCCGGAGCCGCCGGTCTCTGGGAGCGAACCGGTCGCGGTCTTCGTGGTGGGCGGCGGGGTGAACGTGCAGAGCCCCGTAGGGCCCGGATCGATCCACCTGCACGGCGACATCAGCTTGCGGCCTCGTAGGTCCCGGCGATCTGGATGAGGTCGCTGGACACAAGCGCAGCGGTGAACCCGCCAACCGAGCCGAGCACGCCATTCGCGTTGTCCGCCGCTGGGACGAGCGCCACCGTGGTGGTCGACGCCAGGTACGGCAACCCGGGGTAGTTCGTGGACGCCGATGAATCGAAGATCAGGCCGCCGCCCGGGATGACGTGCCCGGAGCTCGCTGATGTGACGGGCAGACTCATCGTGACGTTGTTCGATCCGGTGCCCGAGCTCGTCGCGGTGAGCGCCGTGTAGAACGTGATGAAGCGACCGGCACGGAACCAGCGGGCATGAGTGACCGTGACGCTGACCGTGCCGGACTGGGTGATGATCGGCGTCCACGTGTTCCACGCCCCACCGGTGTGCGACAGGTAGGTGTTGATGTCCGATTCGGTGACCGGCCCGCTGGACCACGCTGTCTTGTCTCCCACGGTCAGTACCCCACGATGTCAGGGCCATCCACAAGGGACGAGCCAACGATGAACCAGCCGGTCGTGATCGGATCGCCAGCAACAACCAGCGACCACTGGTCACCGGCCTGCCACGTGATCTGCGACAACAGCAACTCCTCACTGATCTGCGAACCAACACCCATCGGCGTCGACTTGAACGTCGCCCGATCAGCAAGCTCGAGACCGAGCACGGTCGGCCAGCACGCCGGCCGCCGCTCTGGCATCACCAGGATCGGGTCGGACCTGAGCACCGGTTCGCCGTTCAGGGCGACGGTGCACGCAGCCATCCCGGCCGCTTCGGTCTGCGTGGTGAGCACGGTGTCGATCACCTTCGCTGCCGGGCCGATCGCATCGATGGACGCCTGATCCTTGGCGCGGCCGCGCCCGACGAGCGCAGCGGTGACGGTGACGTCGTTGAGCACCACACCGTCGCCGTCGTCCCACTTGAACGCGAGCGACTGGTACGGGACGTTCGTGCCGTCATCGGCGAACGTGGCCTGCGACGTCGCCGAGCGGGTTGAGTCGATCGTGAAGTACCGGGAGAGCGTCTTGATCTTCCGGTCCTTCGTCGCGAAGGTGCGGCCTTGCTCGGTGCGGTCCAGTTCCTGCAGCGCGTCGACGAGCGTTCGCGAGTTGTAGACCAGCTTCCCGCAGGTGGCGCGCATCGTGGTCGAGATGTCCCGCCACGCCGAGGGCCAGTTGCCGTCATTGAGGTAGCGGGCGACCCGGTCCTCGATCGACTCTTCGACGTACCCGCGCGAGTAGTTGTACAGCTGGGCGACCGACGCCGCCGACAGCTGCGAGTCGTACCAGGCGACGTCTTGGATGGACCCGTTGAACGTCCAGGAACCGATCGTGACGAGCTTCGGGATCCAGTACGAGGCCCCGGGATCCGAGTTGTCGGTGAGCAGCCGGGGGTTGCCGTCAACGTAGACGTTTGGGACGTCAAGGGCTCCTGCGTCGCCGGTGATCACGATGTGGTGCGGCTGCCCGTCGCCGACGACGACGTCAGTTGTGAACTGGCTGTCGAGCGTGAACCCGGAGAACACCGACTGGAACACCTCGAGTCGTCCATCGGTGTCCACGGCGATGTACTTGGTGTTCGTTCCTGCACCGGGGATGCCGGATGAGGACGAGCTGAGATAGCTGCTCGGGCTGAACGAGGCGATGACGTCGGATCGCTGGTCCTTGTTTGTCTGGCAGGTCATCCAGAACGCCAGCGACCAGGCCCCGGTCGGCACCCACTGGTCGACGCCGTAGATCGTGGTCCCGTTGAACCCGATCGACGGCGATGTCGAGCCCGGTGCGAGCGTCGGCCCGGACTTGCGGGTACCGATGACCAGTGTTGCGTCGTTGTCGCCGGAGGTGGAGTCGAGCCACGCGTAGTCGTCGGTCTCGCGGAGGAACCCGGTGAGCGTGCCGATCGAGTTCGCGACCGTGTACACCAGGTCGTCGGGCAGGCGGGTGCGGGCCATCCACCCGAACGCGTCGACACAGTCGAGCTGAACGGTCGAGTTCTTCTCCGACGGGGTGCCCAACTGCTGCGGCCAGCCCTTCACCCACCCCTCGCCGAGCGTGTACGTCGTCGCCGAATGCGTGCACGTCACACGCACCTGCACACCGCGCACCAGCTGCCCAAAGTACGGGCCGGCGGTGTGCGTCGGATCGAACCGGCGGTCCCTGTTCTTCAGCGTCATGGTGATCGTGCCGGCCTGGCCGATCTTGCGGTCGACCTTCACGCCGGGCGACTTCAGCACGTAGCTGGTGATGTCGGTCCAGGCGGGGGCGGTGTCGTACGGGTCGTACCCGAACGCCATCTCGACCTTCAGCACGGGGAGCGTCATGGGTTTGCGATCCCTTGGGTCAGGGTGCCCGCACCCTGGTTGCGGATCCAGTCCTCAAGATGACGGATCGTGTCGGCCGGGGTGTTGGCGTTGACGACCAGCATCGGGCCTGCACCGTTGAACGTCTCGAGAGCGGCGAGGCGTGCCCCTTCGACGATCGCGAGCCGGTCGAGTTCGCGCTGCGTCTGCTCCTCCTGGCGCCTGGCGAGGTCGTCCGCGCGCTTCTTCTCCTCGTCGTCGGCGCGCTTCTTGGCGTCGGCCTCTTCCTTGTCGAGCTTCTGCCGTTCCTGCCAGTGCCGGTAGTACTCGTCGGACAGCTCGTCCTCGTCGGCCATCTGGCCATCGAGGTACGCGCGGTACTCCTCGCGAGTGATCTTGCCGAACTCGAACAGGCGCGCCATGGCCTTGTCCCACGCGTCGGCGGCTTCCTTGGCTTCGTCGGCCGGCGACTTGCCCGAACCTCCACCACCACCACCGCCGCCGCCTCCCCCGCCGCCGCCGCTCGGCGCCTTGACCTTGGGGGCGAACCGACCCGCCAGTGACTTGGAGCCGGCTGCGACGTCGCCGAGTGATGTCTGACCAACTGTCGTGGTCACAATCCGAACCGGCACGTCGATGCCCAGCGACAACTGGCCGAGAATCGCCCAGATGGCGTCGATGTCGCCGCGATCAATCGCGGCACGTAGCTCGGTCATCACCTCATCGGGGATCTCGCCCAGGTTGGCCCGGTACATCACGGCGGCGGCGGCGGCGTTCAGCGCTGCGCGCGTGTTGTTGTCGAGATCCTTGGTGATCTCAGCGCTGGACATCTGCCACGCGCGACTCGCAGCGGCCGCGCTACGGGTTGAGTCGCCGTACCGCTCATTCGTCTCGGCACCCTGTGCGGCGGCGCGCTCGGCCTCGTCAATGGCGTCGGCCATCATGTCGAGCATCTCGGCGCTGAACTGCCCTGACTCGGCGGCGATGTCCAGCGAGCGCTTCAGGCCAGGGAGATTTTCCTGGGCCATCTGCGTGACCATGCCCTGAAAGTTGCCGCCCGTGAACAGCGTGTTCGTGAGTGAATCGAAGAACGAGTCGAGCACCTGCTCGTCGGACGCCGTCGACAGTTCCTTGATCGACGCCGTGATCGCGTCGATGCGCTCCTTCTGCGCCTCTGCGGCATAGTTGACAGCCCAAAGGACCGTCGCCACCCCACCCATCGCCAGGCCCGCCGTAGCAAGCCCCTTGAGGCTGATGTTGCCGTCGGCGGCGTACTCGGCCAACTGCCCGATTGCGACGCCGGCAGTGCCGCTGACGCCAGCGAGAGCGCCAACGTCCTGCACGGAGTTGCCGACCATGTTGGCAAGCACGTTGCGCGAGTTGTCGCCCTCCTTGGCGACCTTGGCAAGCCCGCTGTGAGCGCGACCCGAGCTGTCTCCGATCCCAGCACCGGCGTTCCGGCCTGCCTCTTCCGCCCGGCGAAGTGCTGCCGCCAGTTCGTCAGCCTCGGCTTCAATGTCGTTGAAAGCGACCCCTGCGCTGCGCAGATCGGAGACGAGGCCGTCGACGGAGCCGCCTGTGCGCTCAAGGTCGGAGACGAACTCAGCGCCCAACGCCGTTGACAGCGCCTCCACCGCCGCTGCTGACGCCTTCGCGTTCGCCTCGATCACATCGGCCATCGCCCGGATCTGCGCGGCGGCCTTCTTTGCAGACGACTCGGTGCCGTCCAGTTCGGCCGAGACCGAGCTCAGAGCCTTGAGAGCGTCATCGACGATGTAGCGAACTTCGGTGGTTACGCGGTTCGTCATGTCACCCCCCGAGCGTTCTGTTCGTGATGTCGAAGATCCCGGTTGCCACTACTTCTGGCAGCTCGGAGTTGAGGGCAGCGACGATCTTGTCGGCGGTGCCCTTGCCTTGCGTGTAGCCGTTCCACCGCTTGTTCTTGCGGGCTCGCACCTTGCGGACTGCGCCCGACTTGGTGCGCGATGTGGCGCCGGTGCGTGCGTTTGCTCCCGGTCCCTGGAACCCAGAGGCGTTCCCCTTGTTCCGGCCCACGGTGGCGACCGTGGTTGGTCCGGCACCGTCACGAGTCGGATGGAACACGATGCCCGGTCCGGGCATCGTGGCGTCGATGTAGGTCATCACGAGCGGCGCTTCAGCCCACCCGGAGAACCGATCGTCGCCTCCGAGGTCACCAGCAATGACCCGCCGCGCTATCTGTTGGGCCCTGCCGCCAACCTTGGCGTTGACCGCGCGGATGTCGGGGCCGTTGCCCGACAGGATCTGGCCGAGCGCCCTGTACGGGGCGGCCGCAGCGGCGAACGAGTTGTACGACGCCACGTCAGTCTCCGATCGTGGTCAACCAACCCGGTGCCGCCGGCGGCGTGTGGAGCACCGTCCAGTACTCGCGCAACCCGAGCACCTGGTAGCCGAACGGTCGATGCTTGAAGTCGATCCGGGTGGCCAACCAGGTGGTGAGCGACTCGTCCAACGCGACCAGCTGCGTGACCGTGTGCACGGCCGGCCGCACCTTGGCCAGCCAGGCGCGGTAGGTCGGGGACGTCTTGCGCAGCAACGAGTGCCGCTCAAGGTCAATCCCCAACCTGGTCCGCGCCTGGATCATCAGCCGACCTTGGCGGTCAACGACGCTGCAGCGAACGCGCCCGAGATGTCGACCGAGCTGTCCGACTTCACCGAGATCGAGAAGTCGAAGATTGCCGTGCCGAACCAGTACTGGGCCGTGTTCGTCCGGTCCGGGTACAGGTAGAACTTGCGGGCCACACCATCCGTCGCAGCCGTGTACAGCTGCGCAGTGGCGTTGTCGTAGAACCCGGCGTACTGACCCTGCGCGTCCGGCAGGCCGGCCACGTAGATCTCCGAGGTGTCACCGAACGCGGTGACCTTGATCTTCGGGGTGGACTGGTCGAGCGACCAGGTGTTCAGATAGGCGATGGGCTCTGCCGTACCACCCGAAGTGATGTTGGCGTAGAGGGCCCCATTGCGGCCTGCGAGACGAGCCATTACGGCCTCCTTGGGTGGTTGGTGTGTGGGGCTGAACTAGGCGGCGGCCTGGTGGGCGCCGACGATGGTGAGGAGACGTTGCACGGTGTTCGTGAACGTCCGGTCGGTGATCGCAGCGTGCGCTGCGGCGGCGGCAGCGGCACGTTCGGTCGGGTGGGCGAGCCACCAGCGCAACTGCTGCTCGAACTCGATTGGCGTTGTGAACGTCGGCAACATCGGGAACAGGTCGTCGCCCTCGCCGCGCGGTTCACGCATGAAGAACGAACCACACGCCGCGAGCTCGACCTCACGGGGACCCATTGCCCACCCGTCGGCCTGCCCGTTCTCCGAGGTCTCTTTGCGGTACAGGTTTGCGGTCACCTTCGCCGACCGGTACAGGCGGGCGGCGTCAGCGTTGTCGACGCACTCCGATCGGTCGTTCGCGAGCATCGGGAACAACGGCGAGTTGATGCTGACCTGCTGCCAGTTCCCGGCGAACGTGGCATTGATCCCGGTCCAGTCGACCTGTTCGAAGAACTCGATGCGTGACGGGAACCCGGTGCCGACGAACGCGAAGTCGCACTCGAGGTCCGGGTCGGCGGGGCCCGGGTGGTGGCGGTCGGGGTTGTACGAGTGCGGGAAGTAGTACGACGCTGGGTTCACGCTCGAGCAGAACGACCCGAGGTTGCGGGGGTCGTTCAGGACGACGGTGTCGACGTACCGGCCAGGTTGGGCCTGCCGGTCGTCCTCGTACGGGGATTCGGTGCACCACAGCACCACGTGGTGCGGGCGGCGGGCGAGCACGGCCCACACCTCCGGGGGAACGAAGAACCCGGACACGACGATGACGACGTCAGGCCAGAACTCGTAGCAGGCGACCTCGATGCCCTTGGCGGCCATCGCAATCGCTGCGTTCTCTTCGAACGCGCGGACGAGCTTGCCGTGCCGTTCGATGCGGGCCTCGGTGTAGAAGTTGAGCCGGTCGGCAAGGTTGAGGCGGCACACGTCGACACCGTTCGCGATGAGCCCGGCGTGGAGTCCGTCGCACACATCGGCGACCGAGAAGTGTGGGCCTGGCTCGACGAGGAGCACCCTCACAGGATCATGACCTTCAGCAGCATTGAGACCATGACGGCGGTGGCCTCTGCGGTCTCGTTGCCGGTCTCGACGACTGGGACTGGCCGGGACGAGCGGACGACGGCGACGTCGCCGACGAGGCTGCCGAGTGTGCGGTGCGTGGCGAACACGTCGTGGAGGCTGGTGGCGGTCCCGACCCCGAGGTAGCCGTCGACGGCGCGCAGTGTGGACGGGATGTCACCGAGGATCGGCAGGACCAGTTCGGCCGACAGGTACAGCGTCGGGGTCTGCGTTTGGAATGTGTCGTCGTAGTGGGCGTATCCGCTGTCTTCTTCGGCGGCGTCCAGGGTGAGTGATGGGAGCGCTCCACCGGGGGACGGGTACGCGCGCACGTTGATCCCGGTCAGCGCCGCACTCCACAGGGTGACAGCGGCGTCCCGGATGGCGGCGATGTCGAACGAGGTGCTCACGCCATGCTCAGTTCGTCGCGCCGGAAGTCCGACAGCAGCTCGAGCACCTGCGGGTTCGCCCGGGCGCGAACACCGGCGAACTCGGTGGTCGAGATGACACCGAACCGCATCTCACGGTTGCGGTACAGGTCGACCGCGAGGATGAGCGCGGCCAGCGTCACTTCCGAGGGGATCGCGTTCCACCCCCACTTGGCGGTCACGGTGACGGTGGCCTGGTTGCGGTCGGTGTCGAACATGGCGCCGGTGATGAGCCGCACCCGGTCGTACGGCCGGTATTGGTCGGCCTGGTTCAGCTGGTTCAGCGGCTCGAGCTGGTACGAGCTCGCATCGATCGTGGATCCGTTGATCGCCACGGCCGTGACCTCGTGGGCGTCGTGGAACCGGGTGAGGGTCAACGACTCAGGGGTGTACACGCGTGCCGTCGCGGAGCCGGCGACCGTGGCGAACGACCGGAGGCAGTGCCGGGGGATCCAGGCGTTCGCGGCGTTCGTCGCGAACGTCCACTGTGCGTCGTTGCCTGAGGTGGTCTCCTTGGCGTACGCCTTGACCTGTGCTTCGGTGATGATCGCCACTCAGGCCGCCTTCCGGGCGGTGCAGCGCATGTCGCGTCCCGCCTGATCGATCTCGTACTCGAAGAACCCGGCGGTCTCGAGCCAGCAGGCGAGCAAGATGCGGTCGACGTTGCGGTAGAACTCGCCCGGGTGCAGCCCGGCGCCGTCGATTGCTGAGTGCTCACCGCGCCCGGGGCCGGCCATCGTGGCGACGAACACGCCCCCGGCCTTGAGGTGGGCGTGGGCGTTCGTCACGATCATCTGGCACGCCAGGTCGTCGGCGTGTTCGAACACCTCGCAGCAGACCACGGTGTCGAACAGGCCGGGCACGGAAACGGTGCAAGCGTCGGCGACGATGTCGACGTCAGGGCCTTCGGCGAGGTCGACACCGACGTAGCTGGATGCGTGCGGGAACAGAGCGCGGATGCTGCCGTTGATGTTCCGTGACCCGAACTCGAGCACGGACCCGGTGCGCGCGGCCGGGGACTGACCGACGTAGGCGATGACTGCGTCATGCATGAGCCTTTAACCTCCGCTGGAACGTGACCCTGTCCTGTTGTGCGTGGGCCTGGCCGGCCGTGTACACGTCGTCGTCGGCGGCCTTGCCGAACATCGGGTGCATGTGCTCGACGATCGACCCGAGGGCTGCTTGCCACACCCCGCGTTCTTTGGCGGCCGTGACGATCTCGTCATCGACGTACCAGTGCCGGTACCCCTCGTGGCACACCGTGCCGGGCCCGTCCCATGCCGCCCCGACCTCGCGCACGAACCCGCGGTCGAACAGCAGGTGCGTGCCGTGCCCGCCCTTCTCGGTCGCGGGCAAGCAGCTCGGCGGGGACGATGAGCGCGACCTGTTTCCGACCGCGCTCCGTCTCGTGCGAGAGGCGCAGCCGCGTGCGGTGCTACTGGAGAACGTCCCCGGCTTCGCGTCGGCAAAGTTCGACGAGTATCGGAACGACCTTCTGCTCACGCTGACGCGCATGGGCTACGTCGCTGATTGGCGCGTACTCCAAGCGAGCAGCTTCGGTGTCGCGCAACTGCGTCCGCGGTTCTTGTTGGTCGCGCTGAAGGCTGAATACGCCGACGCATTCGTGTGGCCGAAGCCGCTCGGTAAGGCGCCTACCGTGGGCGAGGCCAT